AAGAACTAAAAAACCAGCTGTTTTTGGAGTTGACCCATTGGTTGGTGTTGGGTCATACTCTGCGTAAGTAGCACCAGCGGCAATGAATTGTCCGCCACCACTAGGATCTAACCCATAATTGGCAGCAGAATCATTAAAGTATACCGGACAGTTTTGTAATACAAATGTTCCAAGTGTGCTGTTGAATTTTTTAACTGATAAATTTGTGCCAAGATTCACATTGTTGATCTTGAGCCATACGGAACCAGTTGGTTCTGGTTGCGTTTGTCCTACTGCCCAACGAGGCGCTTGATAACTGTAGCCGGCAAAATAATCCGGAGCTGCATATGTTTGGGCAGTAATTCCCAACGTGGCCAACGGAGTACCTGTGCCATTGCTAATACTGATTAGACCTTCTCCAGCGGTACTTCCATCTGCCGTGGCTGTACTTTCAGCGTATAAATTTAATTTTCCGCCAATTACAGCGGCGTAGACGCCTGTAATCGCGGCTGTGTTGATGGCTGTGGATAATCCTGTGACTGTGTTGTTAGGACTGACTGGGACTGTTACTGTGGTTCCGTTGATTATAACTGTGTTGGATGCAACTAAACTGGTAGGAGCCAAGGTACCTTGTACTGTGGCCCAGGCTGTTTTCCAGTCATCACTACCAACCAAAACCCAGGTGTTATATAAATCGCTTAAGGCTGATGCTGTTGTTTGGCTGGAGGTAGGGCCGCCACGCTTGTAGTAAATTGGATTATAAATGTTAGTAGCGGTAACTGCATAGTTACCAATGCTACCTATAGTTTGCAATGGAACTGTACTACTGGGTTCTAAATCGGCGGTGTCTGTAATAACAATCGGAACTTGATTGGTAAATGCCGCCGTGGTTTGATTCCACTGGAAAACGCCCCAGCGGGTATTGGCAGTGTCTAACCAGTAGGTATTATTATCAGGATTACCTGTAGGGCGAACTAGAGTGGCTGTAAGCTCAGCAAGGTCGATATCCACACGTTGGACATAGCAACGATTACTAATACCCAAGGCACTGTAAGCAGCCAATAACCCGTATTCGTTAAGCTCGTAACCGTTGATTGGAGTACCAGCTGTAGTTTGATAAAAGAATGGAACGCCGTATGTGGCAGCCAAATCACGCTGACTGGTAATTAAGTATACTCTGTTAGCATTGGCAGTTAAGGTGCCGGCGGCAATTCCTACACCTGTGCCTGAGATCTTATTAGACGCCGTGGCCAATAAAATGTACGGAACCGAGTTGGTTGCAGCAGGAATATATTGACTTTGGTCAATAATTGTGACTTCTACGCCTGGGGATACTAATGCCATGGTTTAATCCTTTTTATCTAGTATGAATATTTAGCGGATCTGACAAAAAGATGGCCTGATTAATGCCCTTACGGTAAGGTTTTGCTTAAATAATTGTATGGAAAGACCCATTTGCCCAGCGTGTAACCAGCGACCACGTGCTGTAAATTGCTATAGAAACGATCAAGTTTACTATCGTAGCCGGTGTGAGTATTGTATTAAGAAAGGACGTAGAATCAAAACTCCAGAGCCTCGCTGGAGAACGTCTGGATATAAGAAAAAACCCACATGCGATCGGTGTGGGTTTCGTAGCAAGTATGCCGCTCAACTGCTAGTTTATCACGTGGATGGCAATCTAAATAACACGGGTTTACGCAACTTAAAAACTATTTGCTTAAATTGTGTGGAAGAAGTTAAACGGACTGATCTGCCTTGGAAGCCTGGAGATTTAACACCAGATCTTTGACCTGGCAGAATAAGTTATCCATACCATCTTCGTTGTTATCAATAATAGCATCAAACTCGGTACCAATCCAAGCAGTCTCGCTAGCATGAACATTATATGTTTCTAATTGGTTTTTGCTTAGGCGCCATGCCGTATTACGAGTAGGTCCTTGATTTAACGTTTGAGCCAGCTCAAACCACACAGGTTCCGGGCCACGCACTACCCTGATAACAATACCACCTGCAGCTTTAATTGCCTTGATTTCGTTAGGAAAACGGCAATCTGAAATAACCACGTCATCATGTGTTTTGCGCAGTTTATTTTCTAAGCTGGCAATCCAGATATCGTCATGATAGGATTTACGGGCCACTTCAGTACCCCAAACCTGTAGTACCAACCGTGGTGTTACAGTCATACTCAATCGGTCAGACCACCATGGATCCGCCTGTTCTCGCCACTCTCTACTTTCACGAGTGCGGCCTTCTAACATGTCTCTATCCCAGCCAAATACTGCGGCCACAGCATCTTTTAATGTATGGGCAAATGATTCTCTGCGGAATTGATGTATATTTTGAAGATAATCAGCAATGGTATCTTTGCCCGAACCTATTAACCCACAAATTCCTATAATCATTTGATTGCCTTTAGATTTAAGTGTTTAAGAGTAGCTTGAAGCATGTCAATCTGACGACGACAATCCTCAAGAGCATGATGTGATGTAGGCGGACGAGGGCAGTCGGGCCACAAGCTATATACTGTTCTAGCATCGCGCACATTGTAAAACTGCCATGGTAATGCTTTGCCATAGCTTTTATAAGCATGCTCGAGAATATTCATGTCATAGCATATTCCGTTGGCCCAGATATGTTTGTGTTGCCAAGCTAACTTATAAAGACTATCTAGTGCTTGATCTAAAGGGATACGATTGTCTTCCATAAATGCTTCGGCCTGTGCTTCGGGCTGGGTTGCCCACCAGTCAATGGTATCTTGCTGTATATTACGGTCTGGTTGGCTTTCTAATGTGATACGAGCATAATAGCAACGGTCATAATAGCCTGTACCAAATGGGTCAAAGCTCTGGGCGGCGATGGTTAAAATGGTCGCATCGGGACCTGTTCCTAACCCCTCCAAATCAATCATCAAGGATGTGCTCATGATGTATTATAGCATGGGTAAAACTAAAAGTCTATTATGTGTTTACCAATCTAGCCGATGACAAAAGTAATAGGAGCTGACCCATCAACATAATTCTTTAAATCTTCAATTCCTTGTTGCATCATGGCCATGCCTTCGGCTTTCATAGCTGTACCATTTAGACTGGTACCCGATTGCGGACCGGCGATAGTGGCAAATTTTTCACGAGCTTCACCAATAATTAATTTACAGTTGCCTACAAAATAATTACGAATCCATTGTTGAATTTGAAAATCACTGAGTAGGTTTACTTCTGGTTTTAAGTTGTAGGTCCAAAGTAATACATTTTCTCCGGTGCCTTTAGGATCACGCATGAGTTGTAATTTTTTAGTTACAGAATTCCATGAATAATTCATGTAGGCTCCAAACATACGACCGGCTAGTTCTACATACTGTGCATAAAAATCATAGGTAGCAAGGCCACCGGCTACATTAAAATTCATTAAGTACACGTTCATACTTGCCTGACTGAATGGATCAAAATTACTGGCAAATGGTCCTGTTGAGTCGCCAAATGTTCTACGGAAAATTTGTCTAACTGTTATGACTTCTTGAGGTAAGGTGTAGATATTAACATTGGACACCAACTCCATAAAAGTATATGATTCTTCGTAGGCATTCTGTGCCCGTTGGCGGTAAGTGCCAATGGTGTTGCGATAGGCAGCTTCAAAATGCTCGGCATCTAGCTCAATGTCAATGATTTGATCGCCCATTTGCAAGCGAGCATATTCAACAAGATTTTGTTTTAGTGTTTGTAGTGTAGATTCTGCTTCAGCCATAGTATAGGGAACTCCAGTTCTGTTTATTTACCAGTTTTTAGCTCTGGCAGTACGTCTAATAACCACTGTGCAAAATCGGCTGGCCATTGCTGTTGCAACTCAGCTAGACGTTGTTGATTGTGTATAGCTGCTTGTTGGCATCGTTTTTTTACTTGTTCAAAATTTAATTTTTGCAATTCCTGGTAAAGCCGTATATTACTAGATATAAATGTCTCAACTTTTTTAATTCCGTGTGGTGTGTCGTCTTGAGTTATTAAATTATAAGTGTGGTCGACTATGTCATCTAATACATCAAATCCCAACTGTTTTAAATAGTTAACTGCACCAAAAGCACTGTACACCGTCCACGGTGCAGGCGATACTAATGCTCTAAATATTTTTTCACTAAATGCAATCGTGTGGTCGCCAGCATAGGTTTCAACCACTATGTTTACCCATGCACTGACATGTGCCTGTTC